GGATATAGAAATAGAATATGTTTCTCCACTTGCTAAAGCACAAAAATCTACAGAGCTACAATCCATTATAAGAACAGTAGAAATATTAGGATCACTTGCAAATGTAGCACCAGTATTTGATTATATTAATTTTGATAACCTTGTAAAACACTTGGCAGACATTGTTGGTGTGCCACAAAAAATATTAAAATCACAAAGTGAAGTAAATGCAGAAAGACAACAAGCACAACAACAACAACAAGAAATGCAACAGATGCAACAACTACAACAAGTTGCTAAAGCAGGAGGAGATGTAGCACCACTAGCAAAAGCATTGCCAGACGAAGCAAGAGCTGTAGCAAATGCTGATGTGGAATAGTATGGAAGAAAATAAACAATTAGAAAAATTAATAACAAAATTAAAAACAAATTATAAATACATATTCAATACAGACGAAGGCAAAGAAGTCTTAGCTGATCTTGAAAAAAGATGTCATTATCATTCTACCACTAATGTAAAAGGTGATAGTCATGAGAGTGCATACATGGAAGGACAACGCAGCGTTCTTCTATTTATTAAATCAATGCTGCAAAAGGAAAATGAAAAAGGTAAATAACTATGTCAAGCGAACAGATAACACAGGAAACTGTGCCTGTAGAACAAAAGACAACTACAGAAACAGAGACACCTACACCAACTGCCACACAAGTTGCAGTTAAAGGAGCAGATACTCCTGCACCACAAACAACACAAACAACAACTCAATCAACTTGGAAAGATTCTATAAGTGAACAATATAGAAACGATCCAAATATTGAAAAGTTTACTGAAGCAGATGCTTTAGCAAAATCTTATATCAATGCAGTCAAAATGATTGGTCAAGATAAACTTGTTATCCCAACTAATAATTCTACAGAAGAACATTGGGATGAGGTTTATACTAAACTTGGTAGACCAGAATCTGCTGATAAATATTCTTTAGATGCAAAATCTGAAGTAGTAAATTTAGATGAAAATGCAATAAAACAATTTGCAGAGCAATCACATAAGCTAGGTTTAAATAATAAACAAGCTCAAGGTATCTTAGAGTTTTATAAAAATAATATGGAAGGTACTGCACAACAATCAAAGATTGATACTGAAACTGCTCAAGCTCAAGCTGAACAACAGTTAAGACAAGAGTGGGGTAGAGACTTTGAAGGTAAAGTTAAACAAGCTGGTGCATTAGCAAAAGCTAATATTAATCCAGAAGTTTTAGATATGACTTTATCAAATGGTACAAGACTTGGAGATCATCCAGAGATTATAAAAGGTTTTGCAAAGATAGCAGGTATGATGCAAGAAGATAAAATTGTTGCAACAGAAAGCGAAAATGCACAATCGGTTAGTAATATTGAAGAAGAAATATCTTCTATTGTTAATGATAGAAGTAATCCATACTGGAATAAAGGTCATCCAGATCACGATAAAATGGTACAACAAGTCTATACATTAAGAGAAATGTTAAATGCCAAGTAACAATCTAAACGATAAAGAAATTAGATTAGAGATATTGCGGTTGATTAAGGAGACAGGTTCTGAACAACAGAAAAATAATCCCTTGCCAACCGCAGATATTTATTATAAGTGGATAAATGGTAAGACAATTCGAAAGAACCTTATTGACAAAAAGGAATAGACTCTAGTCTAAAAGACTTAAAATCCAAGAGATGCCTACTATTATTTAGTGGAGAACCTTTCTGATTATTTTAACTAACAATAATATGGAGAGACAAATATGTCATCAAATATAACTACAGCTTTTGTACAGCAGTATTCTGCTAATGTACAAATGCTATCTCAACAAATGGGATCGTTATTAAGAGACAAAGTCAGAGTTGAATCTGTGGTTGGAAAAAATGCTTTTTTTGACCAAGTTGGCTCAGTAACTGCTGTTGAAAAAACTAGCAGACATTCAGACACTCCACAAATAGACACACCTCATGCGAGAAGAAGAGTGTCTCTTGCGGATTATGAATTTGCTGATTTAATAGATCAACAAGACAAAGTTAGACTCTTAATAGATCCAACTTCATCTTATGCTCAAGCTGCTGCTATGGCAATGGGAAGAGCAATAGATGATGTGATCATAACTGCTGCACTTGGTACTGCGTACACAGGTGAAACAGGATCAACAAGTACATCAGCACAATCAGCTATAGCTCATGGCTCTACTGGTTTAACGATTGCTAAATTAAGAACTGCAAAACAGACTTTTGATTTAGGTGATGTAGATCCTTCAATTCCTAGACACATAATCGTGTCTCCGAAGCAGATCACTGATCTTTTAGGAACAACTGAGGTTACAAGTTCTGACTTCAACACTGTCAAAGCATTGGCAAATGGTGAAGTAAACTCGTTCCTTGGTTTTAATTTCATTGTATCAAACAGACTTTCATTATCTAGCACAACTAGATCATGTATAGCTTTTGCACAAGATGGAATCGCTTTAGGTATTGGCAAAGATGTTAATGCTCGTATAGACGAAAGAAGTGATAAATCTTATGCTACTCAAGTGTACTACTGCATGAGCATTGGTGCAACTCGTATGGAAGAAGCTAAAGTTCTTGAAGTACAATGTACAGAATCATAATAGTAATAGGAGGATATAATTATGACAACTAAAAATACAGACCTGGTATCAAACTTCGAAGCGACTCCACCAGTTCTTAATAATGCTGCTGAATTAGCAGGTGTTGTTAGAACTGCACATGGATCGGTAGAACTTGCTGCTGGTGATAGTACAGATAACGACATTGTTATGTTAGCACCTATTCCTAGTAATGCTGCTGTGCCACAATTATTTATTGGCTCAGACACATTCGGTGGTTCGTGTACATTCAATGTTGGTATATACAAAACTGATGGTACAGTTAAAGACGAAGATGCTTTTGCTACTTCAGTAGCTGATGCTGCTGGAATGACAGATGTTCGTTTTGAAGCTGCTGACTTGAACACTGGTTCTCAAAAACTTTGGGAATTAGCTGGTGATAGTACAGATCCTGGTGGATATTACTATATTGCGATTACTTTTGACGCAACTGGTGGTACTGCTGGAACATTAAACTGGAACATTAATTATGTAGTTAATTAATAACTAGATATTAGGTGGGGAGTAATCCCCACCTTTTTATGAAAAAGATTCAAGATTTAAAAACTGTACTACATTTTAAAAAAAATAATTATGTGTACAGATATGTTTTGGTAGACAGATTTAAACATACTTCTAAGTATCATTATGGATTTGATGCCAAAGAAGAGAGAACAGAAGAAGAAATTTTTGCTTTAGAAAAAGATAGACATATAAGGCGAAAATATATAATAAGGAAATAGTATGGCATCAGTAGTAGACATTTGTAATGGAGCATTAAATCAACTAGGTGCAACAACTATCCTTTCATTAACAGAAGATTCAAAAAATGCTAGACTTTGCAACTCAAGATATACTCAAGTAAGAGATGCAGTATTCAGATCACATCCTTGGAACTGCTTACAAAAAAGAGTTGAACTAGCAGCAGACACTACAGCTCCTGCATGGGGTTTTAGTTATGCTTATACATTACCAGCAGATTGTTTAAGGTTGCTTAGAATATTAGATTATGATTCAAACTACAAAGTAGAAGGTAGAAAGATATTAAGTAATACATCAAGTATGAAAATATTATACATTGGAAGAATAACAGATCCCAATGAATATGATGAATCATTAAGAGAAACTTTATCTGCTGCTTTAGGTGCAGACATTGCTTTTGCAGTTACATCAAATAATCAAACAGCTTCTAATATGTACAATTTATTTCAAGATAAATTAAAAGATGCTAGATTTATAGATTCAACTGAAGGTCAAAATATAGATCAAGACCTAGGCATGTCAGATCAAATAGATGCAGGTACATTTATAAACTCAAGGTTTTAATAAATGGCTAGGGTAGCTGTAGAACTAACAAACTTTACTGGTGGCGAACTATCACCAAGATTAGATGGAAGAACTGATCTAACTAAATACGCATCAGGTTGCTCAACTTTAGAAAATTTAGTGGTATATCCACATGGGTCAGCAGCTCGTAGACCAGGATCTACATTCGTAGCAGAGGTAGCTGATAGCGATAACAAAACAAGATTAATTCCTTTTGAATTTTCAACAACACAAACTTATATGCTTGAGTTCTCAAACTTAAAAATGAGAGTGTATAAAGATAGTGGTGCTGTGTTAGAAGGAGACAAAACTATATCTGGAATTACTGCTGCGAATCCTGCTGTCGTAACTGCTACATCACATGGTTATGAAAATGGTGATGAAGTATTGATTAGTGGTGTTTCTGGTATGACACAAGTTAATGGTAAAAGATTTTTAGTTGCAGACAAAACAACAAACACATTTGAACTACAAGATAAAGATGGAGTTGATATAAATAGTTCTGCATTTACTGCTTATAGTTCTGGTGGTGTAGCTAATAAAGTTTTTGAAATAACAACACCTTATACTACTGCACAACTTTTTGATTTAAAATTTT